TGTAGTTTACGGATATCATTAAAACTCATTCGCACCATGTGTGTGACTCGCTCTGCTGTTCTGATATCAGAAGCAGAATACGGAACTATTAAATCTTCTGCTGGTACAAACTTAGATACCGCTCTTTGTTTTGTAGGATCAAAGTACACTTTTTTAAATGTAGAACCAGTAAGTGGTAAATAAAACAACATCTGGTCTGTGTCTTGATCGTATTCTTCCATGACTTCAGTAATCTGATAATTCATGTAATCTTTTATTCTTTGTGCTTGGTCTTCTGTTTCTTTTGTAGGAACACCAAGTATTTGTGTTTTTACTGGGCCGCCACTTGGTAACATTTCTTTATATGCTTGTGATTGAAACTGTGTTGTTGCTTCTGATAACAGTGGATGTGTTACACCACTTGCACCAAGGAACGGATCACTTCTGTCCTCATAGTTTATACCAAGCAAGTTTAAACCCTTGGCGATTGCTTCTTCCCAATCTTGTCTTGATTCTAAATCTTCTTTCACTTTTGATTGTAGGTCAGATGCGATAGACGCTAATACACTATCTTCCATGACTTCTGCTAGATTAGCTTCATGGTTGTATGGCTCTGCCACAACTTCCATTTGTTCGCCAGTGTCTAACTCAATACCTTCTGGTAATGTAGGTGCAACATCATCCAACTCTATCTGCAAACTGTCAGACTCTGCCACAAAACCAGGCCCACCAGCACCGATCTCTTTTTCTACCATTGTAGGTATTTGTCCTCTTTCTGCCATCATGCTACCTTTCTAAATTTACTAAATATACCACCTTTTTTGAATCTTGGCACTTTTAAATCAGAATCTATTTTACTTAAATCAATAATTCTAAAAAGATCAGACTCTTCATTGACAGGTGCACCACGAGTTTTTCCTATTTCTATCATCTGTGTAGAACTCGGAGATATGTTAGAAGATGAACTATATAATCTTTCTTTTGTGAAATACGCATTACCATATTTTTTCAAGATAGAACCTAATTGTTGTGTGCCTGCTGCAAAGCTATATTTTTTAGGGTTTCCAGAACTACGAGCAGAAGCATAGTCTGCTAGTTTTGGAAAAATAATATATCTTTTTCCTTCTTTTTTAGCATCACTTATCATCCTATGAACCATCAACTCTAATCCTTGTTGTGAGTTTTGAACTGGTGGATTTTTAGCTAACTGATAAGAATCATTTGGATCTATGTGTTTTAAAGTTTCTTGTAAAGAGTCTTTTACTTTCTGTGGAACTTTATCACCTAACTTATCTATTAATTTTAACACTGCTCCTCTTTGTTCAAAAGGTCTCAATTTTTCTTTTAGATCTTCTATATCATCCAATAATCGTCTAGCTCTGTCCTCTGCCACAGCTTTTTCTGCGTCCAAACCAGCAAGTCTTTCTTGATTAGCCATACTTTCTATAATTGGATTGCTAGATTGTGAGAATACATTAAGGTGGATGTCATTATAAAGATCGTCTTTTACTTCATTTTTTCGAACTTCTGGACTTAAGTCAACAAAGTTAAAATCAACAGTCCCTCTTACTCCAGGAGGTGTTACACCTAATACTTTTTTAGGTGATGTGTATTTAAAATCCACAACATTTTGAGCACCCATTTGATATTTATAATCTGTAAGTAAAGCTCCTTTATCAGTAACTTTAACTCTACTAGCTCCTGTGTTTTGAGGTACTGGTATACTATTGTTTAGTTTTGTATATTCGTTAACAGTTTTATCTATTATTTTTTCAATTATTTTAGATCCTTTTGTCTTTCCTGTTCTGTCTAATTCAGCATCTGCTAGAAAATCTTGAAGCACTTTTTTTCTTTCGGGATCAGATATAAACGGTGTGTCATCAAAAGCTGTTCTCCTCTTTTTTTCTGCAGCCTCTAATCTTTGTGCTAATTCTTTTATATTGTCTTTTCCAACAAGTCTTCTAAACTCATTATCGTTAACAATGTTTTTTATTACTAAGGCTTTTACATATTTTTGCTCTAGCTCTAAACCATGGTTTCTAAACGCATCTTTAAAAAATTTAGAAACATTCTCAGAATCTTTAAAATAGTCTGGATTATCTAATAGTTTCATTTGAACATACTTTGCAAAAGTGTATTCTATTCCACTTCCATGAGCCTCTCTGCCTTCATCAATATTATTAAATCTTAGGTTGTAATCAAACTGTTCTGGATTGAGCTTTTTATCTTTAATCAGTTTGTCCACAGTTCCAAAATAATCTCTTAGCAATTCTTTATCTATTAATCTTGCATCTCTACCACTATTCAAAAAAGTGTATAGAGCACTATCTTCACCTGCCTTATGATCCATGCCTCTAGTCATTAGAGCTTCTTGTACATTTCGAGCACTTGTTTCACCTCCTTTAAGAAGGAGACTTTTTCCTTCTTCTGGTGTAAATTTGCTCTGTATAAATTTTTTTATTGAAGCAGGTATTCCAATATTCATTTCGGCAACATCATCAGGGTTTATTCTACTCATGTTAAAACCTGTTTTACTTAGTCTACTTTCCGTGGCAGCGTATGTAGGAGCCGTGCTAAACATAAAGGTATTATTCTGAGGATTGACTACATCCTCTCCAAGAAAACGAATTATTGGATCTTTGTTTAGGTTGTATGTTGACTGCAAAAGAGCAGCCTTGTTTACATCATTATCTACTTTAAATACTTTCTCTTTCAAAGGCGTAGTAAATTTTTCTAGTTTGTCATACTCTGCCATGAAATCATCTTTTTCTTTTATTAGTTCTTTTGCCTTATCTTGCAGTTTAGTCTTAGTTGCAGTAAAAGTTGATATCCCAAGTTTATTTTCTTTATCTAATTTAAGAATCTGTTGAGCATCCATTAAAGTTGAATTTAATATAATTTCATTTTTATTATTTAATGCTTTATTCAAACTGCTAATTATTTTTGTTGATCTTGAAATTTGTTCTTGTGCCATATCTTCTATAGCATTAGCTTGAGCAGAAGTAATTTTTCCGTCAGCAAGATCAAGTTTCGCTTGATTAATTCTATTATTTGCCTTTAATATTTTTGCTTCTTCTGCTGTTTTGTTTCTCTGGACCTCTGCTGTTCTTTCTGGTGAGTCTTGAATCAACTTTTCTTGTTTTTTCATCGCTTGGTTGATCTGTAACTCGTTTACAAATCTAGAATCTTCTAACTTGGGTGCATTAGCACCTAATTCGAATCCCATAAAACCGTCAACAGCTCTTGTGTGTGCAAAGTAGCCACCATCAACTGCATCTTGAAAACCATGTTCACTATAACTTCGTCTTAATTCTTTTATACTATCTGTATCTCCTACTGATTTGAAAAAATCTTCTAATTCTTGATAGGCTTTTTTAACTGTGTTTGTAGAATTAAATCTATCAACAGACGATCCAAGGAGCTTGTTACCCTTTGATCCAGTTCCAAAGATAGTGTGAACAACATCATAAACACTGTCACCTCCAGGATCTATTCTTTGCTGTCCTTTGTTTCCCATGCCTTGTCTAGATCTTCTTTTTATGTCTTCAAGACCTCTAATCTGATTTAAAAGATCAGTTTTCTGTTCTTGAGTTAAGTTTGGATCTGCTGCATTGCTTTTTAAATTTGAGATTTGTGAGTCAAGAGCTAACTGATCTGATTCTTTGTATACGTTAACCTCTATGTCTGGTGTAAACTGTGATGCAATATTATATAGTTTTTCTTTACCGTCTGCTGCTTCAAATTTTTCTTTTGGATTAAGTTCTAAGTAACGTATCAAACCAACTTCTTCTGCTTCTTTATATAATCTATTGTTTATACCACCTTTTAATGTTTTAAATTTTTCTAAAATTTGTGCGCCTGTCATAGGAAACTCTATGCCCTCAATGCGAGTAGTAACTCCTTGCTCATACATTATGTTACCAGCATCATCTCGCACTGGTCTTTGTGCCGTCTTACCTTTTTTAGTTGTGAATGTCTCCAACATAGGCATCCTTGTCTGCATTATTTGTTGGAGTTCACCTTGACCTGTGCCAAGATTCTCTATCTCTTGCAATAAATTAGAATAGAAAACATCGTCTTTACTCATTCTTGCCGCTATACTTACGTTCTTTTTTAAGTAATCATCTTCAAAAACGTCTGCTTTTTTTGGTGGCTCTGGCATCGAAGGCAAAGTTTCATCTGTTGTCATCATTAATTGTTCGGCAGTTGTCGGTGGCGGCGCTGGTATTTTACTCGCACCAACTGTTGCCATGGCAAGACCACCAGCAGGTGGTGGAGTTTTATCCATCATCTGTGATAAAAGTTTCAACCCTATCGCACCTTTTGTAAGAAGAAACCCAGGAGCCATGACTCTGCCTGCACTCTCAAGGTTAAAACCCATCTCTGGAATATCTATTCCAGCTTTTTTTATCAAGGCTTCCGAGCCAATACCTTTAGCTAATTCCTCTGCTCTTTTTGCCTCACCCAAATCAGAATACGGAAACAACGCTCTTCTTACAGAAAAGAACGCATCTGCAAGATCGGCTGGTGCACCTAAAATATCGAAAGTTTCACCAATAGCGACACCTTTACCGATTCTTCTAAAATCATCTAAAGTTTTTGCTAGATCTTGTGGTCTTTGTGCCATTATGTAATCCTAGTTGTTCTCTTCTTTTCTGGTAACATGATCTTTGAAAAACGATTAGTTACAGTATAACCACCAGTTTGTTTCTTAACTGGTTGTACACGCTTTGGTACAAACTTTCTCTTCGAAGGGCCCTTGGTCGGTGGTACACCTTTCCCAAAATTTTTGCCTGGAACTGGTTGTCCTCTTCTCGCTAGTTCTTGATACGCTCTAATTCTATCTGCTTCATCTGACATTAATAGACTCCCTTGAATGTTCCACCACGGTTCTTCATCACACCACCCATGTTCATCTTCTTAGTTATATCACCTCTTATAGTTCGTTTGGCTCGTCTACCAGTCAATACACCTGCTCTAGGAGATGATTTTTTCTTTTGCTTTTCTGCAACCATGGCATCGTGTCTTTTAATAAATCTTTCTAATTTGTTTATACCCTCATCTCTAATTTGAGGGTTTGAGTCTTTTTTAAATTTCTTTTGTAACTTAATCGCTTCTTCTCTAGTGTAGTGTTTGCCTCCATATACAATTTTTTTGTGATCTGTTGTGCCTGCTTTTTGTCCAAGAAACGGTTTGTTCTTTGTTAATTCCTCTAGTCTTGCATTTGTAGACATACTGCCTCCATCACTGAATTTTTTACCAATAAACATCTTGCTTCGTATACCTCTGTCCAAGCCTGGTGCACCACCACTAATCTTTTTTAGTGTCTTGACCTTTATCTCACCGCCTAACGGACCAGTAACCGTGGCTTTATCTAGCCTCTTGACTTGTTTGTCTAACTGTTTCTGTCCGCCTTTTATCTGTTTTGATAACTGTGTGGTTATCTTGCGTTGATTTTCTTTCACCTTGTTCAACGCTTGTTTTTTAACTTTTAGTGTAGAGGCTCTTTGTTTAGCTTTGTTTGCCGCTTGTCTTTCTGCTTCTTGCTCTGCTCTAAACTTTTCAGTGACGGCGGCAAAGTTATAAGGATCATACATCACCTTTTCTCTTTGCCTCATGCCTTTTTTACCAGCCATTAGAATACGCCTTTAAAAGTCCCGCCTCTGTTTTTCATGACACCACCCATGTTCATACGCTTGAGTACATTTTTTCTTACGCCAGTAAATTCACCACCCATTCTTGGCATCCCTTTTAATTTTTTAGGAACTTCCTGACCTGTCTTTTTTAAATTTTCTGCGTAAGCCTTCTCTGCCTTACTTAACACTGTAGGTACTTTTACTTTGGGAACATTACCTGCGGCTCTAGCTTTTCCATAATCACCTGCCATTTCTTTATCACCTCTCATGACCCCTTTTAGTTCTCTCATACTAGGCTTGAGATTTCTTGGATTTGGCTGTGCTTTCTTTTTGTTTTCCTGGACAGATTTAATTATACTTCTTAATCTTTTTATTTCTTTTTGATCTCCAGCTCTCATTGCTTTATCAAGATCTTTTTGCCTTTGTTGATCCAGTGTTAGTTTTTTACTCATCAGTAGTATTCCTTTCTGTTTCTTGGATACCAGTCTTCACCTTCATCCTCTCCGTCCAGTGATATAAAACCACCTTGCCTAAATCGCATGATTGCCATCGTCATACTATCACAATAGTCATCATGATCTCCGTTTGGAAAAGATGCAACCTCTTCTATTACATCTTCTGCAAACTTCTCTCCACTAGGATACCACACTTTTCCAGATTCGAAAATAGGAGATACAATGTGCATCCTCGTAGTTTTGTCCAAGTTACCCGCCTTTCGTCTACCAGGACTAAAGGTAAGAACAGGGAGATTCTGTAACCTTAACTCGTCTGCCAAAGGTTGTCCACTCGCTTTTGCCTCAATCAACATCATGTCAGGTTCCCAATATTCGTTCTCTTCTATCGCAATCTCTTTCAACTCTGGAAAATTCCAACGACCTTTCTTCGCATCTAACATTATCAAATGCTGAACACCATTCTTCTTTGGCTCAAAAACACCCCAAGTTGTGATCGCACTAAAGTCTGCCGTCTCTTTTTTAGAGTATGCCGTATCATAACTCTGGATTATATAATCTAATTTCGGCACATCTTTTTCTTCCCACGGGATCCACCACTCCCTTTTTATCATCGCAGTTTCTTCAGATGTAGGATTCTGCTGCCACTGTGCGTTCCACTTCATAGGCGACAATGATGCCTTGACCTTTAACAACTCGTCCTTGTTCCAGAACTCGGGCCACAACAACTTATCATTCGGCAATATCGCTGGGAACTCCACGATATCCCATTGATCTGACATACTATCCTTTGCCTGTGCTTGTAATAATCTGCCTGTCAAATCCTTCTTTGACCATCTCGTCTGCACAATGATGATGGTTCCCCCAGGTTGTAATCTCTGCCTCGGACCCGATGTGTACCACTCGTATGTATTATCGTAAGCAGTCGAGGACAGTGCATCTTGTTCCGAGTGCGGATCATCAATAATCAACAAGTCTGCACCACGACCCGTCATCGCTGCTCCAACACCTGCTGCAAAGTATTCACCACCAGCGCTTGTCTCCCACCGACCCGCGGCTTGACTGTCTTGCTTCAGATCAGTCTCTGGAAAAACCTCCGTGTATATTGGATCGGCAATCAAGTCCCTAACCTTACGACCAAACCTCACGGCAAGTTCTGTATTCATCGTGGCTTGAATAATCTTTAACTTTGGATTACGGCCCAAGAACCACGAGGGCATGAGATAAGAAGCCATCTCTGATTTTGAATGTCTAGGTGGCATGTTTACGATAAGTCTTTTTAACTTACCTTCAGCGATTAGCTCCAATTTTTCTGCAATGATTTTATGATGTCGCCCAACGATAAACCCTTCATATACATGTTGGGCATATGCCAAGAAATTTTTTTGAGCTATATCACGGGTGTCTAGTTTGTTTTTCTGTTGCTCAAGCAGAAATACTTCATGTAACACCTCTTTGGGTAAAGCATCTAGGTTCATGCCCAAACGATAATATATTCAAATGAATTTATCAACCCTGCATATACATGCGTGTATGTACATATATATACCCCTAATCTACCCCTCCCCCCCTCTTTGCTTTTGTATATCTGTTATCTTTTCTTACCAGTAACCCCAAAAGCATCTTGATTCGCAGAATCAATCTCCCGTTGGTCGATTGATTTGCTTCATAATCAAGAATAAAATAAAAATTATTATTTTTATTGTTATTTTATCCTTGATTATGAATCAACTTATTCTAAGGAATAAGTTATTCTGCGAATCAAGATGCTTTTACCTTGTGCCATTTTGTGGGTCGCATAAGGCGATTAGAAGCCCGTACAGAGCCGAAAGGCCTGGGCGTGGTGTGGGGATACCTTGGATAATGTGGGAAAAATAGTTAACATTGTTAATCGATAGTTGTTGCATATGGGATTAAATGGGAGTACAGTTAATTATAACTTAAACAAGGAAAGGAAATAGTTATGAACGTAGAAGAAATAACTTTAATCATGGATACAACAAAAGCATTAAGAGATATGTGTGCTAATAATCATGACCATACAAAAACTTTAAACCAAGAAGTTCAAAAGCTAGTAAAAGTAATGATAGCTATTGAACAAAGAGTTAGCAAACTGGAGGCGAAATAATGAAGTGTTCAATCTGTACTAGCGAAATAGACGTTCAAGCAAATGGATACGAGGGAGGGCATAATGCCTTCCCTATTTCTAATGGTCGTTGTTGCACCAAGTGTAATGATACTGAAGTTATTCCAATGCGAATGGCTTTCATTGCCTCTGGTCGCCCAATGCCGACAGTCGCAATCAAAGACATTCTGAAAGAGCAACGCAAAGCAAGAGCCTTGGCGAAGGTGTCTTTGAAAAACATAACCAAAGAAATAAATGAAAGGAAAAAGAAATAATGTTTGATAGACAAAAAGAACTAGAAGAAGAATGGTGGTATCATTATAATGCCAAGTGTGATCGTATAGCAGAACTGAAGAAGGAGCATGAAGATCCTTTTTGGGATTGCGACCACAAAGGCAGAAAACCCGACCACCCCGATTATGAAAAAGATTAAACAAGTTTCCTTGGGAAGAGGAAGAGCTTCGGCTCTTCCTTTTTTTTATGCCCGTGCCTCCGACCCCTCCAATCTTAAATCGCAAAAGTGCAAAGAATCGCAAACTTGTTTGTTTTTTTTGCTACTTGCGATTCTTTGCAAGAACCCCTTTTTTGGAGTGGCAGAAGGGAGGCGAGGCACGGGGAAGCTCGGACAGAATGAAGACGCAGAACGAGGGCAACTCGCAAATTGCGAGTTGCCTTCAACCCCTTTTAGGGGTTGACTATCCCAGGAATTCTGATAAACTCTTATATAACAATTACGAAAGGAAATAAAATGATTGTACAAAGAGTAAATGAACATCAATTTATTGATGCTTTTAAAATGTGGGACACATACAAGAATAATTTTTCTTATGAAGGCTTGAAGGCTTTATATGAAGAGTTGGAACAAATTGCAGATTGCATGGAGAACGGAACAATAGAACTTGACGTTGTCGCAATCTGTTGTGATTACACTGAGTTTGAAAACTTCGAAGACTTCCAAGCACAATACAGTTGTCAAGATATAAATCATATCTTCGGAGGAAGTGCAGATT